ATCAACAAACACCACCGCAACACCTGCGGTTACTGCTGCCTCTGCTAATGGTTTTATGACCCTTACAGGCACGTTCAGCCTTGTCAACAATAGATTCTATGGCTTGAAGGTTTTCGCATCGGGAAATCTAATATACAGGGACAGGGTATTCGTAACTTCGCAAACAGATTACGAGAAATTTACGGTGAACCAAAACGTCTACATCGAAGAAACAAGCTATGACAATGAGTACATCATCATCTAAAGTCCACGTTGTGAACTTCAGTTCCTATACCACGCCTGTTGTAAAAGAGGTGCAAGGGAAGGACTACGTTGAATACGGAGATAACAACGACTACTTCGGCTATCTGATTGATCGCTACAACGGCTCACCCACCAACAACGCTATCCTCAACTCGTTGATGGATATGACCTACGGCAAGGGCTTGGATGCAACGGATTCTGCCAAGAAGCCGAGCGAGTACGCAGCGATGAAGGGCTTGTTTACAAAGTCTTGCTTGCAGAAGGTTGTTGCGGATTATGTGATGATGGGGCAATGCTCTTTTCAAGTGGTGTACTCCCAAGACCACAACACCATCGTAGAGGTGCAGCACATCCCCGTTGAGACGTTGAGAGCCGCAAGGTGCAACGAAGATGGCGAGGTTGAGGCTTACTACTACGCAAAGGATTGGGAAGACGTAAAGGGCAGGAGAGAGACCGCCATCCGCATCCCTGCATTTGGCACAAGCCGTGAGGGATTAGAGATTCTTTACATCAAACCATACCGAGCAGGATTCTACTACTACTCACCCGTTGACTATCAAGGCGGCCTGCCATACGCAGAACTTGAGGAGGAGATTGCCAACTACCACATCAACAACATTCAGAACGGACTTGCGCCTTCTATGCTTATCAACTTTAACAACGGTGTGCCGAGTGAAGAAGAACGCAGGAGCATAGAGCAGCAGATTGCAACGAAGTTTAGCGGTAGTTCAAACTCAGGTAAGTTTATCTTAGCTTTTAACGATAACAAAGACCTTGCTGCAACAGTTGACCCCGTTCAGCTATCAGATGCTGCGGATCAGTACCAATTCTTGAGTTCAGAGGCAACGCAGAAGATCTTGGTTTCTCACCGTATCATAGACCAAATCTTGGCCTACAATGACATCAGCCTCAACTTGTACTTCAAGACCATTCAGCCTTTGGAATTCACCGAAGACGTGGTAACGCCTATGGATTTGGAGACTCGCGAGGAGGAGACAGGCGTGAAGTTGTCAAGCCAAGAGCCTACCGATGAGCATTTCGATGCTATGTTCGCAGAGCTTGAGATATTAGGTGAGGTCATCAACGAAGATGAATGGGAGCTTGTAGATGAAAGACCCGTTGACTACGATGCGGAGCAGGCATTAAGCAAGTACGCATTCGCATCAACAGGCAGCGCATTCCCTAACGCAAAGAGCAGCCAAGATGGTGTGACGGCAGAAGGCAAGAGGTACAAGGTTCGTTATGCTTACGCTCCCGAATCCGCAGCACTTCAGAAATCTAATAGCCGCGAGTTCTGCAAGAAAATGATAGCCGCAGGCAAGGTATACCGCAAGGAGGATGTGCTTCGTATGGATGGTCAAGCTGTCAACGAAGGCTTCGGGCCAAGAGGCGCAGCAACCTATTCTATTTGGTTGTACAAGGGCGGTGCAAGGTGTCATCATTTTTGGATGCGTAAGACGTACTTGGCAAAAGGCGAAGGCGTAACTCCCGATGTAGGCAACCCCAACGCAGAGGTGAGTGTAAACCAAGCCAAGCGAGCAGGAGTAGATTTAGAAACGAATCCAAAGGATGTAGCAAAGCGACCCGTTGATATGCCCAATGAAGGATTTTTACCAAAATACAGATAAGAAATGGCAACGGCATTATGGATTAAACGAGAGGACTTGGTTCGCAACACCGCGATTGGCGGTAACGTGGACACGGACAAGTTCATTCAGTTTATTAAGATAGCACAGGAGATACACATCCAAAACTACACAGGCACGAAGTTGTATGATAAAATCAGCAATGACATCATCGCCAATACTCTTGCCAACCCTTACTTGGCATTGGTCAACGACTACCTTCAGCCGATGCTTATCCATTGGGCTATGGTGGAGTACTTGCCTTTTGCTGCTTATACGATTGGCAACGGTGGTGTGTTTAAGCACAACTCCGAGAATAGCACCACCGCTGAAAAGATAGAGGTTGACTATTTGGTAAACAAGGCTCGTGACTTAGCGCAGTATTATACTGATAGGTTTATCACTTATATGAGCTACAACCAAGCCTCATTCCCACAATACAACGCCAACAACAATGCTGACGTTTACCCCGATACGGATGCGAACTTTGCGAGTTGGGTTTTGTAGTTATCTTTAACAAAAAAAGCGTATGCAAGAAGAATGGAAAGAAGTCGTAGGCTTCGAAGGATTTTATGAGGTAAGCAACATCGGCCGAGTCAGAAGCTTAGACAGAAGGGCTGAACGGCTTGGTAAGTTTGGTCAGCCATCCCACAATATGTACAAGTCAAAGCTTGTAACTATGTGGATAACAAATTTTGGTTATTTGCGTATAACACTAAATAAGGAGGGCAAGAAGTCAAACCATTTAGTTCATCGCCTCGTGGCAAATGCCTTTATACCAAACGTAGATAATAAAGAAACGGTTAATCATAAGAATGGGATAAAGGCTGATAATCAAATTGATAATTTAGAATGGGCAACAAGAAGCGAACAAACCAAACACGCTTGGGCAACGGGTCTGAATCAAGGCAAAACGGGGTGGAGGGGAAAATACGCACCTACACTCCGAAGCGTAGCAACATTGTGAAGTTAAAGAGTTATTTAGACAATGGGAGTTCAAGGAGATTGGGGACAAGGAGCAGCAAACAATGACATCTATTGGGGTCAAGCAGCAGCTACAAACGATATCTCTTGGGGTATGGTTCAGCCATTGTCTTATGGTCATCCTACTACTAACCTTTACGGCAACAACGAGCAAGGTGCTTGGCAGTTGATAGAAGAAATTTGGAATACTTGGTCAACAACTTGGAATAATTAGAAATGGGAACAACATTAACGGGGACAACCCCACAGGACACATACGATAGCCTTATTAAGGTTACGGACAACGGGCCGATTAGCGGTACGCTAAAGGCGTTAAGCGATGGTTTGGGTAATGACTCAACCTTGTCTTTGTCAACGACTGCTGCTTCTATCGCAGGAACATTGGCGGTAGCAGGTGCTGCTACGTTTGACACGACTACCCTTGTGGTTGATGCAACCAACAACCGAGTCGGTATTAACAAAGCGACCCCTACAACTACTTTAGACGTATCGGGTACTTTCGCAGTAAGCGGTAACGCTACTTTTGATACCTCTACTCTTGTTGTAGATGCTGCCAACAACCGCGTTGGTATTGGCACGGCTTCGCCTACTGCGGGTTATAGTTTGAGTGTTGTTGGTGCATTTGCTGCGGGTGTCGGTGGTGCTTATGTTGAGGTTGGAGAATTTGACCGTTCCTTAATGATTCTAAATCATACGAACGCATCTGTAAATGCTAACCTATTTGAAGTTCAAAAGTCGGGTACAGGTGTTCTTACAGTTAACTCCGCAGGCATTCTTCAAGTTTCAAGTGGCATCCAATTCCCTGCAACGCAGGTAGCTTCAGCGAATGCAAATACCCTTGATGACTACGAGGAAGGCACTTGGACTGCTACATTGACCGATGGTACTGTGACCAAAACTGCTACGTGTAGTTACACCAAGATTGGTCGTGTGGTTTACATTGCAGGAGGTATTTCAAATGCTGAAGACCCAAGTTCTTTTACGGGTAGTGTTTACGTCACGGGCGTTCCATTCACTCCCGCTTTTTCAGTTTCACTTTACGGGTTTAACAACTACCTTCCTACTGCTTCAATCTTTGTTCCGTATCTTGAATCTAACCAAGTAATACGATTCTACAAAGTTGGGGCAACAAGTGCTGACAATGTTCAAATGCAGGGAAGTGATTTAGATTTTTATTCTGACATTTACTTTTCAGGCCAATTCACGGTATAACGATTAAACACAAAACAAAATGATTGAGGAAATCACTTACATCAGCGCATTCAACGTCAAGTTAGACGGAACAATTGAAGTCCGCAAAACAACAGACGTTACCAAAGACGGAGCCGTAATCGCTTCATCTTATTGGCGCACCGTGCTTGCAGTTAACGACCCTGCTGCCGATGAGGTATTAGGAGTTGATGGCTACTACCGCACCCTTGCCAACGATGCTTGGGCAATGATTCCAACGCCCGTAGTGGTTGAGGAAGCAGCAGCCGAGTAAATGGAACACCTACAACAACGGCTTGATGCATTAAAGCAGCAAGAGGCGAATCTACTAATGCAATTAGATGAGGTTCGTGTCTTGGTATCTGCATACGAGAACACCCTAAACAAAGATGACAAAGGAGTCGGCTGATAGCGTTGTAACGTCTTGGTCTTTGACAGGCACAGGGCTTCTTGTAAGTTACATTCACCAAGCCTTCGGGCTTTTGGTGTTAGTTGCCTCATTGGGCTACACGCTATGGAAGTGGCGCAGGGATTACCTCAAGGACAAAGGTGCTAATTGAGCGCATCTTCGGCAACCCCAAGACCACGCTTTTAGGGCTGCTAATCATCGCACTATGCTTCGTGCTTGTCTTCTATGAGAAAGCAACGCTCACAGAGTTAAGTGCTTTTATGATGGGTGCATTCGCATTACTATTTCTTAAAGACCCGAAAGATGGCGAAGCAACAGGCGGTAAGCCAAAGAATAAGTAAGAGCAAGAAGCGAGGCAAGCATTCCAAGAGTGCAAGCAGCAATAAGGCGAGTAAGAACTACGCTAAACCTTATCGTTCACAAGGGCGTTAAAATGTGCATTAAGGCGCACTAATTCGGATAATGTCCGATATAAGCATCAAGAAGTTTCACTTTAGTGCAATTAAAGGCACATTACTAAACTGCATGAATTTTGACGAAATCTTCATGCACTATGCAAAAGGTGAATAATCCAAACCAATCAGCAACCGCTTCCGCATAAAATCCAAATCAATGGGTTATCTAAATGCGCATAATGTGTAAAATGCCCAACTTTTGATATTAAAAACGTGACCAAGAACTTTAGCCTCGCAGAACTGACCGCTACAAAAACAGGGCTTCCTAACGCTTTACCCAAGCACTTGGAAGGAAACCTCCGTAGCCTTGCAGAAAAGGTCTTACAACCTGCGAGAGATGCATTAGGTACGCTGAAAGTAACGAGTGCGTACCGCAGCCCTGCGGTCAACGCCAAAGTAGGGGGAGCAAAGACCTCGCAGCATACGCAAGGACAAGCTGCTGACCTAAAGTTTGACGGAGGGAATGAGGTGTTGTTCCATTGGATTAAGGACAATTTAGAATTTGACCAACTGATTTGGGAATTTGGCTCTGATAGTGCGCCATCGTGGGTTCACGTTAGTTACTCAAATACCAAGAACCGCAAACAAATCCTAAAAGCAGTCAAGCACAATGGCAAAACCAAATACCTCCTCTTTTGATGAATGGCTCAACTCCCTCGAAACTAAACCCCAACCGACTTGTAATGTGGACAATCCTGCTGACTGCGACTCTTGCGGTAGTTAGCAGTTGCGCTACTGTGAAACCCGTCCTGCAGAGTGTAATTGTAAGGGACACGGTAATTGTCACGCAGACAAAGTACCTAACCGACACGCTCGAACTCTACAAGGACACGACAATTTACCAAGACAAGGTTCGGCTTCAGCTTCAGTACATCGACCGAAAGGTGTACGTTGAAGCAACGTGCTTGCCCGATACCATCCGAGTGACACAGACCAAGATTCTCACCAAAGAGAAGAAGCAAAGGGGTTGGACTTTGGAAGGTGGGCTAACGATGCTTGCCCTTGTTTTGGTCGCTGCGTACTTCGTAAAGAAGTGGATAGATAAACTATTGGAGTAATTATACCCGTAGAGGGTCTTTAGGTGCGTTCTGCGAGCGTTTATACCTAAAAGGGTATATGTGTATGCCTTGAGGTATTTGGATGCGTTAGAACGCAACTTCCTTTCTTTTTCTTTATTAAGTTTCTTTTTCTTTAAGTTGTTTGGTTAAGTTATAAGTTGATTAACTCTTGACTAAAGTCAAGTTAATAGTTGATTAAGTTAAGTAACTAATCAAGTAAGTTGTAAAAAAAACAAAATAAAAATGAGATACGCAAGTGCTATTACTAATTTGTAATGATTCTAAATAGTGAATGACCACATCTACATTTATTGGGATGATGTACCTTTGGCTAATGACACCAAAGTACTACATCGGCAAGACGTTGAAGATAGAGGCGAAGGATGTTGTGATGGACTTCCAA